CTCCTAGATACGTTCCGCCACGTTTTACCGTCGCCGCAGTAGCACGATGCTCAGAGTCGAGCAATGGATCGACTGTCACGGTTCCGGTATACGCTCCAGAGCGGTCTACTGAGCCGTACCCATAGACGCAGTTATTACTCCCTGAGAAGCCAGCGCAAGTCGTGTCTACATCGATCCCGTACGTCCGCGACCCCCTAAGGATGTTGTTCGTGATTACCCCGTTTTGAGCGTACGTGAAGAACGCTATCTCGCCGTTGTGCGCTCCGGTTCCGGTATTGTTTGCGTAAAAAGTGTTGTGCCGGATCGTGCTATTCCAGCAGGCCGACCCCGCTACAGCCGCGAGTTGGTTGTTGTATGCAATATTGTTTTCAATCGTGTTGCCATCGCCACGATTGATCGTGAAGCCAGCGCCCTCGTTGTTGTAAGACTTGTTGCGTCTAAGGATAGATGAGTCGGTAAAGTCATCAAGCGCGAAGCCATGTCCCTCATGATCTGGAGCGGACTGGTCCCATACGTTTTCGTATGACTCGCAATCTTCCACGAGAATGTTGTAGCACCGCCCCCAGGCATAAACCACACTCTGGCTGGAAGGGTTAGATGCCGAGTTCATATTGATATAAAGAACACCGCCGCTTACTCCGAACTCGCCTAGCGTGGGAGTAGTTGGAGTGCCGGTGTTCTTCGCAAGCCGCTGATACCCGCTTACTGAGGTCTTGACGTAGTACACATCAGTCTCATGAGCGGCTAGCGTCTTTTGCCAGATCGTGCCGCTCGTATTCGTCCAGCCACTACTTGCATCGGTACGCCTTGCTTTGCAGGATAAGCCATGCCCACCAGCAGCAGCATTAAACCCATTTCCGTAAAACTTGCAGCGCCGAACCGTTACGCCCCAGGCTCCATTAATCAGCAGGCCATGAGTCCGGTTATCAAAGAAGTGACAGTCCTCTATTACATAATCGGTCGTCGCTCCGGTTGACGTTGCAGTTGCCCCGATAACCAAACCTGAACCGCCATACTTCATGTTCGTAAAGTAGCAGCGGCTTATCCTGTGTCCGCTGTTCGCCGTTGCCCCGCTAGCGAGGATATACATCGAGTAGGAAACTTGATTCAGCCCGTCGAAATACAGATCGCTGATGTCTATGTTGCTCAAGCCAGAGCAATTGATTATGAAATCACTTGCAGGAGTCCCGGAAGCCACTGGCTTGAAAGTCGCATAAGGAACAGATGCGGTCCCGTACGCTCCTACTATTGTTCGGTTAGTGGTGCTTAGGCCAGAGCGAAAGCCGATATTCGCCGTAGTAATGACTTGCGTAGTGCCCCGCTTAAACAGGTACGTGTCTGAGTTAGTCCCCAATCCGGCAACGCGGAAAGCGTCATAACTCTGCTTTGCGGCCCCTTCGCTTGTCCCTGCGTTAGCGTCGAGTCCGTTAACTGAATCGAAATACCAAGTCGTCATTTAATCGCCCACGAAATGCAAAACGCGGAAATACTCAAGGGTCAGAGCGTCGCCTGAGTTCGCTCGCTGCCCTATGATTTGCAGAGTTTGGTTAACTGAAAAGTCGATTGCATAAGTAGCCGGAGTACCGGAGCCAGCAGTGACATAGTTGTTGTCATACGGCATGATCTGTGAGTTCAAAGCGTTCCTATTTGCCAGTACGATTAGCGGAGCTTCTTTAACGCTCGTGGTGCGGTTCCCGCTTGTGTAGACCGTCGTCCCGCCAATGATTACCTTGCAGATTTTATTGTTTGCGCTACTCGTGAATGTCCATAGCGGTTCAATCTGAAGTACGCTGTTTACCCCTAACGTCCCGGCAAGAATATTGAGCGTGTAAAGCTCTTCGTCTACAGCCGAACTGACGCATGAGGAAGCGACAGCCGAGCCAGCCAGGACTTCGATAGGACGAGTCACCAAGGGATAGATTGCATCAGCGGCACCGAGATAGCCGATAATGTTGTCGCTATCGTCTAGGTGGTACGGGACCTTGGTTGCTTGTTTCGCGTTGAGGTTATTTATGTTGTTGTCGTACTCCGAAAAGTCCATTACCGAACCTTTCGCGACGCGGCTAACAGTGGTAGCTAGATCATTCCATGCCATTTAGCGCCTCGTTGCTCTGAGCGTTGCTTGAGCGGCTTTGTGCGCGTTGACTCGTGCCGTATCACCTTCGGTCAGAGCGCGGATAATCTTTATGTCCGCAGCGTCAAGTTGTGCGTCTACAGCCGCATTCCATGCAGCATCAGTTACTACTACTGGAGCCGGATCGGAAGAAACAAGCGCACCGTTAACAACAGAGATAACCTTGCCAGCAGACTGAGCCGCCATTAGCTCTTGATACTCTTGGTCAGTAAGAGAGACCTTGTCCGAAGGAATATTGCTGTTTATTTCAGAGTCGTAAAAGCCTTTTGTAGAAGGTGAGTAATACATTTCAATATCCTATTGCTATGTAATTTATATACCTAGTGCCACTATGATTCGCACTCATCCCTTCAGCTCTTAGGGTTATTTGAGTTGTTGTTAGCCCAAGAACACGCACGGCAGTGTCATCGTCTATGGTGGAGCTGTTCAATATTGTTCCAGTAGCAACTAATCCAGCAGTCGGGAAAGTGATAGGGAGAGAAAGGGTTGTGTTCGCGTCTGCTGACAAGCTTCCAGATACGCCCCACTGGATAATCAAGCCGCCAGGGAATTTCTGATAACCGCTTGCCGCATAGCTTTTTGAAGACGCAAGGCCAGCAGAAGTAACAGCCCTAGTCGTATCTGATCCGGCCAGAGCCTCCGTGTTATCCGCCAACTCAACAACGCCAGTTGCTGAAGTCGTCGCAGACTGTTTGAGATTAGAAAAAGCCGTAGCAGCCGTGCTAGCACCAGTTCCACCGTCTGCAATGGCAAGGTCCGTAATTCCGGTTATTGTTCCAGAGGTAATCGCAGCAGCGCCGATTAACGAACCGCCGCTAAGCGATGCATACTGCCATCCGTCTATCGTCCCGCTTACTGACGCGATAGGCCACGCTAACCCCACTTCGTTAGCCGCAGTCGTGTAGCTAGCACCGCCAGGGCAACGCAGAGTCGTAGCGTTATGAGTTATCGCTACCGCGCCGGAAAACCGCAGCATGATCGGCCCACGGTAATTCGTGCCGAACGAAGTAATACCCGTTGTTCCGGTTATGCGGAGTTTCGTCGAAGCCTGACCGCCTATGTCGCAGGTAGCGGCTGAAGCTAAGTCGAGTTCAGACTTTTGCTGGAACTCGTTGACCGCATCCCAAAAGTCAGAAAATCCTTGCCGGGCTGTTGCGTTGCTCGGATTAGGGTAGGGAGCGGAAATAGCCGTTTTTACGGGAAGCATTGTCATTTAATAGCCCTGTATAAAGATGTCTGCCGTAGCGCCTGATACCGCTACGTGTGCCGCGTTGTAAGCCTTGATACTTGGTGATAAAGGTGAAGTCTTATTTGTCTCAGTCGTAATAGCTCCGCTAGAATTAGCTTGAAGCTGTACGTTGATTACCTTGATACTCGTGAAGTTTTTGGTATAAGGAATAACTGTTCCGCTTGCGCTAATAGGTAGATCAGCTATACTTTCCAGCATGTCAGGAGCATCAACGATCAAGCTAAAAGCGGTTATCTTTCCTTGCGTGTTCCCTGATCCGATAGTTACCCTGAATTGATAGTCAGCATTCTTCGCTGTAACCTGCCCAGGCCAAGCTATCCACGTAGGCGAATACGATCCAAAGAACGCTCCCGTTTCCGAAAACGCTCCGAGGTCTACGGCAAGGAATGAATTAGGATTGCTTGGATCGAAATGAGCCGCGTCTGCTACCGCGAAGCTGTTTGGGTTATTGCTGTCAAAAGTTCCTGCATCGATTGCGTCAAATGCCTCGGGGCCGGGAGCATAGAAAGCGTCTGAATCGGTACTGTAGAACGGTTCGTCATCAGCACCGTAGAACGATCCTTCTCCAGATATCTTGTACTCAATCTTTACGTCTGTGCCTTCAGATACCAGATCAAGCGTGATCTTCGAACCGACTAAGCCGGATGAAATCGTTACAACATCCGACTCATAGACCATCGCTCCAAAGCCTGCAGCAGGCTTGTAAAACGATCCGGTAGAGCCATAGAACGACTGGAGGTCATCGCCATAGAATGAGTCAGCCGCGTTAGCTATTAACGTTCCGCCAGAGACTGAACAGTTCGTCAGCGTTCCGGCAAATGTCGGATGGAACTCGTGTTCCTCTACTACGTTCGCAACAGGTGCGTCGCCCAAATTCGTGAAAATTTGAGCTGCGTTTACCGACTCATTTCCCGATGTATCCAGCGCCTTGCCCATGATCGTCACCGAGCCGTAAGGCAGCGCGATCAAGTCATAAGGTGAGCCGGTTACTATCCCGTTGTGTAACGGGCTTGCTGTTCCCCAATCAAGGTTATTGCCGTAGTGATAGCGGAATACGTACCCTGCTAGATCGAGGTCTGTTACTTCCGTCCATGTCAGGATTGAACCGTCTATCGAAAGATTCTCGATATCCCCCGGGGGGGCAGACTTACCGATTACTTGGTGAAGGTCGGCATAGGTCCAATCGCTCTTTACGTTCAGGTACGGATCAACCGCCCTACCCCGCACCGAGTACCAAGCTAGGTCTTCAACAGGCGAGAGATAAAGACCTGTATCTGATCCGGTTGCGGTAGTCTTTCTCCAGACCGTCTCGCTATCTTTTTTCCACTCAATCTCGACTATGCCGCCGTAGAACGTGACGCCCGATGTGTCATTCCACGTTGCATGAATACGCGATACGATGGTCCCGTCTTTCTGAATCAGCAGCGAGTCGGTTCCTGAGTTAAGCGTCAGGAAACTTAGCTTTGTCGAGAGGAACGGATTAGGTAAGTCTGTATTTGGCGTATCGTCAAGAGTGACGGTATCAGCCAAATCCCAAATGCTTGCTACGTCTTCCTTCAGCGTAAGAGAGATAGCCGCAGTAGGCGAATAGCTCTTATCCGTTACGCGATAGACCTTTGCTGTTTGGCCTAGAAAAGCACTGGTTAAGGTGACTCTATCCCCGACATGGATATCCCATGCCTTTAAGCTGAACTCAGCCTTGACCGTGAAACCGTTGCGCTGGTCCTCTACCTGAATACGTGCAAGGTTATGAACGCGCTGAGCCGAATCGGTAAACGGAAAGTTGATATCAGCGTACTTGTCCCGTCCGTCAGCAGCTAGGTACGTTGCGTTCTGGTACGGAGGGTAGTCCGTCGCTACGTATAAATTCTCAGCAGTTATATTCTGTCCGCGTACTCCGTTGATAATGTCAGCATCGGATATGCCAGGAGTTACAGCAAGCGAACCGACTATGTCAGACTGCTCCAAAGACGCGATAGGAGCCACGTACTTGCCAGCAAATACCTCCCATGTAGTCGAGACTATGCCGCCAGCCATCGCATCAGCCATAGCCTCCAGAATCTGCGCCTGATCCTGATCGGCTGTGACGGTCCCGTTCAGCGTGTACAGAGCGCCAAACGTTTGAGCCTCGTCACAGACATTAGCGGCTGTGATGATGAAGCTAAGCGGTATGTCGCTTACCGGAACATTGCAGAACGACGAGAGCAGATAGTCGTATATCGCTAATGCCGGATTAGTGCTGTACGCCGTCAGACCAGTACGCGGGTCATAAAGCTTCTTGCCGCGTATCAATACGTTTATATCCGGCAAGCCACCTTGGAACTCAGCCTGTCTTAAGTCGAGCCGGATAACCGTATAGGTGAAGCCGTTAAGAACAGCGGTGTCTTTCCACTTCGCTCCGCACTCAGCCAAAAGGGAAGCATCAGCCGGATCACCAGGAATGCCGAGATGCTTCTTTACGCGTACCTGAGCGTTCGTTACTTGATACTGGTAAGTTACGCTGTAATGGTCAAACGTGAACGTCCAGCCAACAGGCAGACCGGCAGGCAACGATCCGGTAACGGTAATCGTGTTACCTACTCTGGTATAAGTTACCTCGCCACTGAGCGGGATAATCCCGCCAACAGTACCGATACTTCCGCGCCCGTATGCAATAACCTTTACCGAACTGCTAGGTGTATGCGCGAGAGTAAAAGGCGATGTGGCGAATGTCTCAGTTATGCTCTGAGTAGACGAGTTTAGAAAGTAATCGCCAGTTGTGACGAAGCCATCAGCATCGAGCGGTCCTACAGGCTTCCCATTGATGTATATCTCATCAATCGCTTCCGACTCGTGCGCCGCGTGAAGCGATACGATGTGAACATACTCATCGTTAGCGCCACTCTTAAGAATCGCAACAACGTCAGAGCCTACTTTGCACAGACCATAAACGTAACGGTGCGGAGCTTCGGTAGCTATCCGCGTGATAGTGCGGTCTTGCAGGGAGTTGAGAAAATCTTCCCTAGCCTTTGCAGCTTGTCTCTTTGCTTTCTTCGCGGCGGCTTTTTGAGCCATTGCGCCAAAGACCGTTGTGCCAATAGTTAGCGCGATGGAAGCTACAGTAAATATCGTAGAGGCAGATGCCGCAGCTATAGCTCCAGCTAAGCCACCTATTACAGCAAATACTGGAGGCATTTATACGTCCAAAGTCCACGCTTCTTTTACTGCAGTTCTATCCGTAAACACGAGTCCGCTATGCCCTACAGAGACAACATGTCTCCCGCTAAACAGATGGGCAGCGCCCTGATAAATTGTCAAGTCGCCGTCTTTAGCCATGTTTGAATTGATGCGTTTTAAGTTTTCTTCGAACAAAAAAAAGAGACCATTTAGGTCTCTTAGTTTTCTTGCTGCTTGTTTAGCCGTTCGCCACGGCCTATGCTCGGTTAGGTAGTCCCTCCCCGTTCGTATTTCCAGCCATCCGATAGCAAAAGTAACGCAGTCATTCTTGCCCCACTCAAATTCCTTTGCGCGATGATGCTCTATGTAATCTATTAAACTCACTGCCCCATTCTTTGCCTGAGTATGGCTTGCTGTTCTTTCGTCACAATCGTATAACCCCGCGCTTCCATACACATGATGCTCAAATCCCTTTGCCGCTGTACTAGGTCTATTTGGCCGTACATAACCCCGTAACGCGGATCAGCCACCTGCGCATGCTTAATCGCCTCATACTCGCATTGTTTTGCGTCAGTCTGGTATTGCTGCTGGTTGCCATGCGGATGGCTAAAATTTACAGGCTCAACCGAAGCGCAGCCTGTGAAAAGAATAGTAAAAAACAAAACAGATTTTTTCATTTAATAGCCCTCTTGTTAAAGTCCAAGAATGCTATTACGACAAATCCTTGTCAACATTCAATTTATGCTTCTCTGAAACTTCTTAGTGAGCCATACCTGCGGATTTGCTATCAAGTCTGTAAGATAGTCCAAGCCGGTGTCCGTGGGGTATCTGCTTTTCTGCTGTGCCGCGTTGAGTCTCAACCCTGGTTGACGCTTCAATCCATAAGATGATGTTTCGCACTTCAGGACAATTCCGCCATCTTCCCCATCCACCGACACCGCCATGGTATCCATAATGCCGCGCCAGCAAAGCACTGGAGTGCCTACAAGTTGAAAAGACTCGTCTAATGGGCAAAAGTAAAGGCGCGTATTCCTCCCGCGATACTCTTCTACATTACCAATTGCCAGAGCAAGAATTGAAGTCTGAGCTATGTTTAGAGTAAACGTCATGCTCTTAGACTCAACGCCTTCCGATTCTTCTATCGGACTAATTGCGCCAATAGAGCCTAACCCTATCCAATCGTGGCCGCCCCATGTGACCGTGATGTTCGCTGAACAGATATAGACCGTTTGTGAAAGAAATTGCAACTCAACAAAATAAACGAGTCTCGTTACAGCCTTCTCTATCTCTGCCTGTTGGGAAGGGTCTAGCGTTGTCATGGTCTCCAGTCCTCTATCAAATCGAGCATGAAGCCATCAGCCAACGAAGCGGCATTTTTCCAACTAGCTTTGCTGTCTACCCTTCTAAATAATGCTTTGGGCTTATCCCAAGTAATAGCCTCGCCGGATGCGAATGCGTTACGCAAGAAAGGCTCTACCTGTACAGATATAACGCCTGAGCCGTCACTAGTTGCATCGGCCTGAACCATAACCACTTGCTGCGTGAGCAGCGATCCTATGCCTAGCCAATCGCCTTTTAGAAGGGTTTTGCCACCTTGACCACTTGCTACTATTGAGAGAGTTGTGTCGCCCTGATTCGCGCTAGTGTTTAGTGTCATAGTGCCGCGCATCGTGCCGAGAGGAACGGGACGGGCCAAATCCCACATCGCAAGCTGATTCGTCTTTCCTCTCAGTCCTATGATTAGAGTTTTCCATTCACCGCTGTCTGCTTCTCGACTAGGTATCCCTTCCAGAGTAACGGTCCATACTGGAGCAGAAACCTCAGAGGCTTGACTTCCGAACACAGAGTTAAAGGATATGTCATTACGCTGTTGACCCCACTCTGAGCTTCTTACTCCAGCCATGCCGGAATATGTAATTACGCTCATATCACGCCTTGACGAGACAGCTTCTCAACTAGGTCTGCATTACCGCGCTTTACTGCGTTGCTGACAATTGCATGCACTTCTGTACGATCAGCGCGAGAGTCTATGTTTATCACGGGAGAGTAATTAACAGAAATGCCCTTCTTGCCGCCGTTCAAAATGTCCTTGGTCTGATTGGCATTGAATATCCTAGACGGCCCCGTTGCTTCTAGCTCCGGCCCATTCTCTCCGACAAGCCGTAAGCCGCCGCCGAAGTCGCCACCAGTAGCAAACGTAGGCCAAAGGAATTGACCAAAGTTTGACGAGCCGAGCTTTAATCCTCCGGCAGATTTTCCCATCCCGCCAAGTCCACCAAAGATTGAACCGAGGATATCTAATCCCCCTTTTAACAATCCGCCTTTCCCATTCGCGCCGAATATCGCGCTAGAGAGATTAGCCGCTACAGCATCAGCCAACATCCTCGCTAGCATCTGTTTCCATAACTGCCCAATATTCTGGAAGTCGCCGCTCAGAGCTTGGTAGAGCGAATTACCTAGATGATTCTGTACGTTCGTCTGAAACCCGATAGCGGCGGCGGTCATCTTATCAACTTCCTTCTCTACCACTTCCGCACTCTTGCCTACACTCTTCTCTACGGCAAGTTCAAAGGTGCGCTGATCTATGACACCCTGTTCCAGCAGTTCGCTATACCGCTCAACTTCTTTATTAAGCTTGTAGAAAGGATCGACGGCTAACTTAAGATTCTCTCCTTCCCTGGTCAGCGCGTCCAAAGCCTCTTGTGCCTGTTTCGCAGCAATAAGGCTTTGGTCAACAGAATCTAAAGCGGCCTGAGCCGAATTAATACTTTTCGTTGCGGCAAGGTCAAACGTTTGCTGACTGATAGCACCTTTCTGGAGTAATTCGACGTACTTAGCCAGTTCCTGATTACGGTTGACTATCGGATCAACTGAAGCGGCAAGCTGTGCGCCTTCTTTGCGCAGCGCTTCCATAGCGGCTTGAGCGGCTTTAATCTGAGCAGCTATAGCCTTGGTATCAGGAGCGGCCACAGGAGCAGCCAAAGGCGTAAATGCCGCTGGTTTAGCCGCAGTATCCTGCCCCTTCTCTAGATTCTTTTGCAGGGACAGCGCTTCTTGATTCAGCTTATCAAGCTGATCTGCCCACATTCCTGACGAGTCGATACCCACGCTACTGAGCAGTTTACGCCGGAGCAGAATGTCGTCCATGTCCCTTTTCAGGGAGTTAAGACGCTTATCTATCTTCTGATCGTCAGTAGGGTTAAAGAAGTTTCTCCAACCAGCAATACCTTGCGCTACCGCACCTACCGCCTTGGCAAAAGCGTTACTCGCTCCCGTTGCCTTGTCTATCGCTCCTACCGTAAGCAGGATTTCATTCTTTGCATTCTGGAATGCTGCGCCAATGGTATTAGGGAGAGTTTCAGCTTCCTTGATTAGCGTAGGCAGTTGTGAGCCGAGAGAGTTAACCAGAATGTCTCTGGTTATTTTTCCTTCTTCCGCTAGTTTGCGAAGTTGCCCAACAGGAACGCCAATCGAATCAGCAAGCGCCTTCATGATGCGAGGCGCAGCTTCGTTTATTGCGTTAAACTCTTCGCCACGCAGTACGCCAGAGCCGATAGCTTGCGAGAATTGCAGCATCGCGGAGGCCGACTCTTCAGCAGTCGCGCCAGAGAGCCTTAACCCTAAAGCCAGCGCCTGAGTAGTATCGGCTACTTGCGCCTGAGTTCCACCAATGTCTAGGAGCGTGTTAGATATGCGTGTGTAGAGTGTTGCTGTTGACTCAAGCGAACTCTTGGAACTTGAAGCAATACGCTTGATGTTATCGCTGGCTTCCGCGAACTCGTTTGCATCACGAGTAGCTAACTTTAACCGTGCCTGAATATTGGTGAACGAGTCAGCCATCTGACCCAATTCGCGAAGACTCAGTGCAGCAGTGATGCCGCCGAATGCTCCTTTTATTCCAGAGCCGAGATTGGCAAAGGACTTGTCGATATTCTTCGCAGTACGGGAAGCATTGCTCTGGAACTTCGCCAGATCATTGCTCATCTTGTCAACGGACGAGGTAAACCTAGCGACATTGGCCGAAAAATCAACAACGACACCACGCGCCATCTTATAACCCCAATTTCACGGCAAGCAGATCAGCAGCTGACGTAGCAGACCGAACAATCAAATTCACAGCATCTTCACGCTTATCTAAAAACGCTTTCTCGATAAACTTCTTGCCGGGAATG